CGAAAATGGTTGAAACTAAGACCTTCCACTTATATAGTGCACTTTCCCGGTTAAAATCTATGATACATTGCTCATTGTTGCCAACTACCATTAGTAGTGCCAAGTAAAGGCAACCACTCCCGGTAAGGGTTGGCGCCAGTAACGGAATCGGTCCAAGATCGTTATCTAACAAAGTAAAAGCAGCTTACCTTTAAACAAAGAGTATACAAATTCCTTAACGATTTCGGTTGCTGTAGGAAAAATAGGGGAGCTCCCTACCCCTCAGGAGCTGTCAACAAGCCTAATCAAACAGGATATTGTCAATCGGGTGGAGTGCACCTGGATGATGTTTGGCCAAACCACAATGAGTCAAGACAAAAATACTCAGAAATATTTTGAACAGCATTTTATTTATCATAGTTCACAGTACATGTTCCACATACATATTCCAACATGAATGTATTAAGGCTCAGTATGCAGGTGTGCAAGTTGGCAAAAACACTGAATAAATTATTAATTCCTTCTGCGTTTCTTTGCAGATTTATTTGAAGATGAAGAGGACCTTTTTCTGGGGTTTGAAGTTAATGCCCTGTTAACAGATCTAGCATTTAAGCCAGTTTGATACAAAAAACGCCTTCCCAAAGAAGATTGAGTTAATTCAGTTGAAAATTTATCAGATAAATCCACAACCCAAAAATTATATTTGTCAAAGGGATCCTCCTTTTCAACTGGAGGCACTGCATCTGGACATCTGGTAGCTAAAGAGTTGAGGTATCTATATTGATCTGCCAACTCAGTTGGAGCAGGAGGAACAAATGCTAAATTCCAATTTTCAAGTATAGTAGGATTCATAACCTGAATATGTGCTAAAATATCGGGTTGTAAAGGCACCTTACTTAGTTGCACAATAATTCCCAATTCAAATTCCTCTGCGTGCCTTAAGTATTCCTTATAATCTGTGGCCTTATATGTTTCTGCAGGAGAAGCATCAGTCTTTACAGAGATAGTAAAGTTCACACTTCTGGTGTTGTCAACAAGTGTAACAAATACATTGTTATTCCAACAAATACCATTGTTGGACCCTTGTGCTCTGTTGATCCAATAAGGTCTGTTAAATAAGTTAGCATCACTTGATACTAAAGAACCACTGGGTGTTCCAAAATAAATTGAGGGCTGAACAGTTTTTTGCTCCTGAGGATCTACACCCGGTAAAACATAAGCTATAGTATCTTTTTCACCAACATCTGGGATTGTGTCACCTACAGTGTCATTTCTAGTAAAAAAGTGTCTAGCATAGAGCTGTTCTCTTCGTCCAAAAAAAAACATTTCATCTCCATATACATCACTACCCATTTTCAAAAAGTCTGGCCATTTACAAGTTGTTGCATTAATATCCAAAGGAGCAGATGACCTATCAGCCTGTAGTGCTCTGAAATTCATTGCTCCAAATCCTATATCACACATATCTCCATCTTCAATGAATGAATTAACTAATTGAAGAGGTGGACAATCACCCTCTTTTGGAGCTGGTCTTTCACAAGCCTTTGCAACATCCCAATGTTCACCTATGCATGGTAAACAACCAACCACAAATAACTGATTTTGTTTGGGGTCAAATGACACATTTTGTCTGTTATCAGCAGTGGGTTGTTGATATCTATTAGGATTTTCAGTATCATATAACTTATTAAATAATGGGTGACCAGTAGTTCCAATACCTAAAGGCCCACCTCTATTTACTTCTATACCTCGTAACCTCCACACTAATCTTTCTGTATTAGGATCATATATTCCATTTTCTATTAGTGCAAATTTGTTCGGATCTGGTAATTTCAATCGAAAAGCTCTAAACTGATTTCCAGAAACTTTAGGTACAACCACGTTTTCATGATTCCCGTCTTTTACAGGAAAATAGGGGTGTCCCACAGTAAGCAAACGATCACTGGTTGCATAGAAGAATATGGAGGTGTCTTTAACATATTCATCTGTTGATAACACTCGAGCTACAGGTCTTGATGGTGGTAGGTACACAGTGCCAGTGTTCGGGAGCCACAATGAATTCATCTGCAAAACATTAAACATCACCACGTTTGCGTTTGCGCCTTTTATTATGGCTAGGGTGCAAAATAAAATCATTGGAATTAAAAGAATCTATTAGGACAGTTGGTGGTAAGTTTTCAGCAGGCACAATTATTTGTGGTGGATTATATGTTTCAGGATATGAAACAAATAGACCATTTGCATAGTCATCAATAAAAACCCTTAAAGCAGTACCAGGAGGTAATGTTGGAGTTGTAATATAACTGCGTCTGCTATTGGAACTAAGTACTAAGTGAGAATCACTAAAATCTTCTGTTGGAACATCAATCAATTCTTCCTCAGGGTACAGAAAAGGAGAATTTGAATTTTCTGCATCTACTACAGTACTTTCTGATTGTGCATTTACAACTGCAGCTTCTCCACTATGCTCACCTAAAAGTGTAAGCTCAATAGCTTCAGCTGGCTCAATATCACTAATATCATAATAAAAATGGACCTGTTGGCCAATTTGTAGACCACTTCTGGTATGTATAGTTCCTCTTTGACCAAGCCTGCTTACTCTAACAGTACCTGCATCGGTTACTGAATATCTAGGTCTATGTAGCCTGATAACATCAGCAAAGTCAGCATCTGGAGCAGCTGTAGCCAATTGGTTTAAATCTTGCTCAAAGGTTAAAGTGATATCATCTTCAAAGGCGGGATTTTCAAATTGAAATTGAACTGCCATTTGGGGACGCCCAAGAAAATCGACATTGCGTGTTCTAACTTGTTGCACCCTTCTTTGATATAAATCTCTAGCTCTCTGTAAAGCTCTTTCTATTGTGTCTCTTGGTGTGCTTGTTCTAGGGGGCTCCTCTATTTCAAATTCAGCTAAATCACTACTAACATTAAAAGTCTCTAAAGGAATGTCTTGGCCACTACTTCCTATCACATCACCCCCGAAAGCTGAATCCACAAATACATTAATATTTGCACTTGTTTCTTCTGCTAATGTTGATTGAGAGTAAACAGTAACATAAGAAGGGTTATTATATGTACTTGTAGCTACTCTACGTGGAGTAGATGAAGCAGGCTGTACATCTATGATTGCTACACTATCTTCAGAGGTGCTTACTGTGGGACCACCTGCATTTCCTATAGTGACATCTGATACTGGATCAGAGGTTGTGACAATGTCTAGCTCTGATATACCAAGATCTGTTCCTGCGTCTGGCAAGTTCACTTTAGGCCCTGGGGCGCTTTCTGATATAATTATGTCTGGCCCAGCTTCTAGCAAAGGAACAATGGAACTTGAATTAGGATTTAATGTGTCAACAGGAACAATGTCTGTTGGCCCTAAAGGTTCTACCACAACATTTGGTCTTACTACTGTACCCCCAGTTCCCACACGACCACCACCTGTAGTCCCACCCAAAGGTGTATATCCAGTGCTACCACCAGTACCTTTACCAGTACCTATACTTAAACCACCTAAATATATAATACTACTGAATATTTTTAATAATTTATCAGCAAGTGTTGTTCCTTCTACTTTGTTTTTCACATCTGGTAAACAATTACCAGTAAGTTGACATTGATTATAAAGATTTTGGACAGAATCCCTTTTTACTCTCCGAGCTCTAGTTAAAGACATAATGACACTGTAGGTTTTTATAAAGCATTTAATGAACCATAAACAACCTCAGTTCCCTTTGGCAAAACTGCAACTGCCAAAAATTTTTCCCTTTGTGCAGTGGATTGAAAAGCAATAAGTATGCGTGCATTCCCAAGTCTTTCATACCCTTCCCCAACCCAAGAAAATGTAGTACTAATATGCTGAAAAAGCCCCTTATATTTTTGTTTGCACCTAAACCTAAAACATTTTAAGGTATTTGCAAGACCTCTGAGTAGCACTACTGGGGGATCCCGAGCTTCTTCTTGTAGACGTCCAAGTCTGCCGAGATTTGATCCTTGAGGGAGTCTATGTACTGACCCCACTTGTTCAGGAGTTGGGTAAGCGTACTCCAGTCGTCTACGGGCCCTGCCAGAGGTTGTTCTTCTGTTGGTTGCTCTGGTGGTTGGTTCTCCTTCTCCTCGTCGTCGTCTGAGTCTGGTTTTTGGTGATTCTTTCTTGGTGGTCTTGGAGTTGGAGGAGGATGATACTCTGGAGGGTCCCGTCTGTTGAGGCGGTCTGACTCTGAATTTCTTCGGCTGTGGGGGCGCGTCCAAGGTGTCTGATGACTGTTGGGTAGGCCTCTCGGAGGACGAGACAGGGTCAGACCCAGAAGTGCTAGTGACAGAGGTAGAAATAGTTTGTGATTTATATTTCACTGTCCAACGTCCAGTTCTGCTAAATCTAGGGGCATCATCTTGAAATCTAATATAATATTCAGTATGATTTTCCACAGTTTTATAAAATATGCCATCATAATCCACTCCACTTTCCACTTTATGCCATTCCCCTTCATCATCTTGATAATACACAAATCTCCAGGCAGTATATGTATATAAATTGTCCTCATCATTGTCAAATAATACATCTACACTATATCCACTCTTTTTAAATGTGTGCATTGGTGCAGTTAAAAACAGTTCAAGACTAGTATCAGATAATCCCCATGATTCACTTGCATATTGTGAATTATTTAGACTTTGTAAGTAAATACTCATCATAATTGCATTTTTTGCATTTGTTTCTGACACTGTTAAAGCTGGCAATTGCTGCAAACCAAGTCTGGTTAGTCCTTTTCGACGTGCAAAATGCATAATTACACTTTCTTTTCTCACTATGTCCCAGTGTTTTATTTGGTCCTCAAGATTTGTGCTGCCAGCTTCATATATTTCAATTAATTTCTCTTGCAGCGCATCGAAACGCTCTCTGAGGGACTCCATTTTCCTCTTCTGGCTCAAGTCCTAATTGTTTAGTGAGCTTTTGAAAAAAAGATTTCCAAACTCCATCAGTTAATTTATACATAGGATTACCTTCATTATCTAAAGGCATTTTTCTGTTAAATTTAAATTCTGTAATTCTACTATGTAAATATTTTAAACCTTCATCTTCCATAACAGTAATATTTGTAGTAATAAACATACAAGGTAATTTCAATTGTAATGGTGCTCTATGTTTCAAATCAATAGATACCAAATTTCCATCTAACCCATTTCTTAAATATGTGTCTAAAAACATCCAGCATTGGTATGTAGCATCATCTAAAAACCCAAATTTTGTATCTGCTAATGGTTGTATCCAGAAATGACTTCTGCTATTCATAAATGACACAACTCTACCTCTTAAAAATCTACACAAGCTATATGCAAAGTATGATTTCCCTGAATCTGGTACACCAGAAATTACTATGGTATTTTTTTTTGGAATACCTTTAAACATCAATCTTAATGCTGTAAGGAAAGCTACTATATTTACATCTTGGTATTTCAACAAATTATTAATTGTTTTCCAATCACCTTCTCCATCACACATCATACAACATTTGTCAATCCATTGAGACATTGTCATATTTTTCATTTCATATCTTTTGTATAACTTAACCATATTTGCACAATCCTTTACAAATTTTAATTGATTATTATGTTTTAGCCAGGCAGCTGCATTTGTATCTTCATCTGCTAGCTGTGCATAATTAAAAGCTATATCTGCTTCTTCTACAAAGTCATTATCATAAGCATATTGAACCATTGCTGAAAAATCAAATGTTTCAGATTCTGTTTGGTGTGTAACTAGTGTCAGTTTTGATAACCAATCTGGAAAATTACCAAACTTATATGAAACATTTGACATACTAATTTTGTACCAAAATAACGCTGCTGGAACACTTCTATGTTTTGGTGGATCTGCTACTATCTGATGGTCTTGCACATTTAACATAGTTTTCAGCAAATTAAATATTGTTTCCCTATTTTTTGCAGCTTTATACTCACATAAATACATTACAGTCACAACAGGATTCAGTGATGGTTTAATAATCTGTACAAAATCACATTGTGGTTGTAATAAGATTTTGGAACTTTCAACAAGCTCTTCTCTTACCCCAAACACAACCATAACCCAACTGTGGCAACACGACTTATCACTTTTATAAGTTCTAGTCAGTTCATGATAACCTACACCAAACAATTCTTTAATTTTAGCTAATACAGTCACTTTTCTATTATGACTTGAGAGCAACTCCAAACATATCTGCCCGCCATTTTCATCTGCCGGGAGAGGTTGCTCAGTCACAATTTCACTGTCCTGTAAAGTTTCTGTTGCTACCTGTGCCACAGGAGAAACATCTTCAGTCTCATTTTCTATTCCACTGTCCTCAAATAGCTTCCTTTTGCTGTTTTTGGGTTGTGAAGACAGCGAACACGATTGTAATTGTGGACTCAACGCTAATATCGCTTCTTTTGGAGAGGGACTACAAAACTTTCGCTTTAGCTCAGACAAGTGTTTACAGCTCTCTTGCAGCAGCTGTTCGTTTAGCAGCGCTTGGGGATTCCCCTCATCAGGCTCATCATAGTCCTCATCATCTATTAAGTTTGAAATACCTGAACAGTCACTTTCATCAAATAATTTTTCCAAATCAGTCAATTCCTCATCATCCTCACAATCTGCTTCAGTTATAATAAACCAGTCACTACCTCCTTCTAAAGAATTAGAAGAGTTACTACCTTTATCTCCCATGTTGCAGGACATTTCTGGAACACGCAGGACACAGCAAAGAAAGATGTTGAAGAAGAAGAAACTGGAAGTGTCTTATTCCAACCTCAGTAGCAACTACGTGTAGCTTTAATCTTCTTTCACAACTGTCGCACTGAGTTTCAACCCTAAATGGTGTTCTAGGATCCACCTCCAACGCCTCCTCATGTATGACCTCTTCGTCACAAAGTAAGTTAGCTGGACTAACAAGAGAATCTAATTCTAATTCAATATCTTTTATAGTAACTTCTTGTCCTATCATTCTGGTATTCTACAGAGTCTACAAGTTGCTCTCCAATGATGTCTAACCAAATGAAAATCTTCTCCTCTAGCTATATGATCTAGTTTCTCAATGTATTCAAGTTGTTTCATGCAGCTTAAACACCTAACAACAAGCTCAGTTAAACATTTGCCTGATAATACATCTAAATTAACACCATCAGCAGAACATCTATAATATTTACATAATTCATAATAAGCAACACTCTTTAAGCAACCACTACAGCAAGCAAAAGCAGTATTATCTCTAAATACAACTCGAAGATTCTTAATAGCAAAAGCACACTTATCCTGAAAACACAAAGTAGTATTACAAAACAAACAAGATATACACAGACAATCCAATGAGACATTTTCTACAGAACACAGATCAAGTACAGTTAGTCTGGATTCCAT